CTGAGATGTATATTTTCAACAAACGTGCTGACGTGGAATATTATGAGATAGGAGTGTTCGACAAGGACTGGAAGGCAATTCCTTTTGTGACCTCGTACCGGGTGCTCAAAATTGAGTACCTCACACACGCTAAATTTGACGTCTACATTCGAGAACAAGATGCAAAACGGGCTGTCTTTCTATGCTCGCTTTCTAAGCTACGACCAAGCACTCAACGCACTGCGAACGTGTCGTCGAAAATATGTAGCAGGTTCAAATGATCCGCCTAGCCACATTGCTGATCTTCATCGCAACCAGCGCAGCAGCGCAGAACAATTCGCTAAACTTGCAGATGCCTTCCGCTCCACACAACTATCAGTCGGATAAATTCCGGGCAAAAGACCTCGACTGCTCAAACGCCATAGGTGGGGCAACGAATTTCGAGATGGGTGTTATAGGGGTCATTGATGGTGTCGGTGCTTCTTTCGGTGTTAATCCATCGCGGAATGTCGGCATCTATGCGCGCATCGTTATTCCATTGGATAAGCCGAGACAGCGGATCAACTGCAACACGCTTTATCAATTGTCTCTCAGTAGATTGCGGCTGGAAACGCAGAAGCTGAAAAACGAATTGCGGCGGCTGCAAGCTCTGCAAAACAACACCAAGTTTGAAAAACAATGACTGACCTCGAAGAAAAGATTAAAGAGTTAGAAGCCCTGCAAAATAAAGGCGTTCGCGTTCTAGGGATGCGCGTGACGGCAGCGTCAGGCATGGCGGCGTTCGCGTTGATCAGCACAATCGTCGGCGGCTTATACGCCGGGTTCCTGATGTACCAAAAGGTCGAAGCTGTCGCCGGTCTGGATTTAGGTGAGTACCAACAGGCGATGGATGTGATGGACGCCAAAGTCACCGGCATCGCTTCAAAGGTCGAGGAATCGGTGGAATATTCGCGTGACATCAAGAACGGATTGCGCGACGATATCTTGAAGATTGAGCGGCAGACTGATCGAGTTGAGGATATGGTGCGAAAGAGTGAAGAAAAAGTTCGTGTCATGATTGATGCGGCAGAGATTAGATTTGAATCCAAGCGCGAACAGCTACGCACCTCACAGGCCGCCGACCTCAAAGATTTAGAGGGCCGCTTGCGGACTAAATTGCAGCAGGCGTTAGATAACCCGCTGGCGAAATAGGAGAGTTAGGTTATGGCAAAACAAAAGAAGCTACAAAAAGACAGCAAGCATAGTGAGCTTGACCTCGATGGCGACGGCATCGTCAGTGACGCAGAACTTGCGGCGAGCGTAGTTCTGACACAACACGAGAAGGCTGACGCGCAGAGACGTATGGCGTGGGTCGCGATGGGGTCTATGATTGTTTTTACTTTCGCCGTATTTTTACCTATATTTCCAGATGGTCGAATTAAGGCGCTGTCTGATCTATTCGGATTGTTCTACATCGGGCAGGCGGGTGTCATAGGCTCGTATATGGGTATGACTGCCTACATGGCAAAAGGTAAATGAAGACAGGAGATATAGCGTGAAGTTATTAGCCATATTGTTTGCAACATTAGTCTTCAGTTCATCGGCGCAGGCTGGTCTGACGTTGTGTCAGGGTAAGTACGCGCTTTGTGCGGCTTCGACTTGTCAGCCAACGGGGAAAATGATTTCTACAAACGACGGCAACACATACCCCGAAGTTGTCTGCAAATGTCCGGTTTTAGACGGCGAAGCTATTGCGGACACCACTATGGGAAATATGAAGGGGTCGTGCGCTCCAACAGATAGCGAGCATGTGTGGAGTTTGTTTGCCCCCAAGAAGTACTACCCGCAAGAGGCGAGCGGGTTCAGCAAGCTTCCTGGGAAGATGAAGGCTGTGGCACAGAAATGTGACGCAAGTTTGAACCAGGGATATGAGGCTAGTAACTGCTTTAGTTTTAACTGTAAGATTGGGCCAAATAACATCGCAATCTGTCGTTGTCCAATGGGCCAGGCACCGGCGAGCACGACGTTTTTAACGGAAGCCGGGCAGGGCAACCCGGAGGCTTGCTATCAGCACCCTGTGAGTTTACCTGTCCAAAACAGTACTTTGAAAGGAAAATAAGATGGTAAAATGGATTGAAGATAGAATGAAAGAACCGTCAAGCTACGCGGCATGTGCCGTTGGCGGAGTTGGAATTGGCGTCTTGATTGACCAACCAATCGTAATTATGGTTGCTGTTGGCGCTGCCGCAATTGCGTTCGTATTGCGGGAGAGGGGCATCCTTTGATGCTCAAAATATATGTCTTAATAATAGTGATAGGTCTCGTGGGCGGTTCAGTCTACGGGGCCTATTTCTACTACAAAGACAGCCAGCAGCGCATCCAAATCCTGACCGAAAATAGCGCGAAGTTGGAGACAGCCAAGAAGCTGCAAGACGCGACGATAAACACGATGATTGAGGACCGGGAGCGTTTCTCTGCACTGACAAAGAAACTCCAGATCAAACTCGACAGGGCTAATTCTTACAAAAATGTCCTGATCGGTAAGTTGCGGAAGCACAATCTAGCGAAGCTTAGTCTGAAAAAACCCCGTTTGGTAGAAAAGAAGATCAATGCTGGAACAAAGAAGTTATTCCGCAGTCTTGAAATTATCAGCGGCGCTCCTGCTCCTGTCGTTGTTAAGTAGCTGCGCCGGATTTAAGAAGATACTTCCTGTTGAGATAAAGACAATTGAGGTGGAGCGGCAAATACCTGTCCAAAAGCAGCCGCGTGCGGTGTCGCTCAACGACATTCATTTCTATGTGGTGACTCAGGATACGTTTCCCGCGTTTAAGAAGCGTTTTGTTAAGGAAAACGGAGACCTTTTGTTCTATGCTCTAAGCGTGCGGGACTATGAGACGCTTGCCATGAACATGGCTGAGATAAAGCGGTTCCTTGCACAGCAGAAGCATATTATTCTATATTACGAGAAAGCTGTATCTCCGAAGGCGAAAAAAGAAATGACTAACCAATTGCGCGAAGAGAAAAAGGGGTAGTTAGAAATGGCTAGAGAACCAACTTCACTTATATCTGAATCAATGCCTTCTTATGGCGAGCCTCTTGAAGAGGCCCAAGATGTTACGATTGAAGATGATGGAGAAGATCTAGACTTTGATGGTCTACTTGGAAACCTTATTCCGGAGGAAGACGGGTCTGTTCTTGTCGGAGAGATTGAGAAAATGGCTCGCGAACAGATCGAAGATGATCCAGACGCGAATCTTTCTGAAATTATGGATGAACGAGATCTCACTAAAATCTCTTCTGAACTATTGGGATATTACGAAGACGACAGAAGCAGCCGACAAGAATGGGAAGATGCGTACACAGAAGGACTTAACCTTCTAGGTATAAAATACGAGGAACGGGATCAGCCTTTTAGGGGGTCCAGTGGTGTCACACACCCTGTTATTGCAGAGGCTGTGACACAGTTTCAAGCTCAAGCCTATAAAGAGCTTCTTCCTAGTTCTGGACCTGTGCGAACTCAGGTGGTTGGCGCTATTACACCGGATGTTCAGGCCCAGGCCCAGCGCGTCCAAGAATTTATGAATTACCAGATAACACATAATATGGATGAGTATGATCCGGAGATGGATCGTCTTCTGTTTTATCTACCACTTGCTGGAAGTGCTTTTAAAAAGGTCTATTTCGATGATATGCGGGACAGAGCCGTTTCTAAGTTCGTCCCCGCCGATGATCTACTTGTACCGTATAACGCCACAGACTTGCAGAGCGCCTCTCGTATAACGCATGTAATTCGTATGAACGAAAATGATATACGTAAATATCAAGCTGGCGGGTTTTATAGAGATATTGATCTTGAGCCGTATGCGGAGGAAGACGAGATCCGAGAGAAAGAACGTCGCCTCATGGGTGTTGAGAAGACTTCTTCCGGGGACCAAGATTGCACCATACTAGAAGTCCATACAGATCTTGATCTACCTGGTTTCGAGCATCTTAATCCGATGACGAACGAGGAAACAGGAATTAAGCTCCCTTATATTATTACAATAGATGAAGGAAGCTCAAAGGTTTTGTCCATTCGACGCAACTGGAATCAGGGTGATGAACTCTATCGTAGTATAGAGTACTTCACTCATTTTAAGTTCCTACCCGGTCTTGGATTCTATGGGTTTGGCTTGTTGCATATGATCGGAGGGTTGGGTCGATCGGCAACATCTATTTTAAGGCAGCTTATTGATGCCGGAACACTTGCAAATCTTCCCGCTGGCTTTAAAGCTCGTGGTATCAGAATTCGTGATGCTGACGAGCCTCTTTCTCCTGGTGAGTTTCGTGATATTGATGTTCCCGGCGGTGCTTTACGAGAAAGCATCATGCCGCTTCCATACAAGGAGCCCAGCCAGACATTAATGAGCCTTCTTGGTTTTGTAGTGGATGCTGGAAGACGTTTTGCGGCTATTGCGGACATGCAAGTTGGTGATGGCAACCAAAACGCTGCGGTAGGAACAACGGTTGCTCTTTTAGAACGTGGCTCCAAGGTGATGTCGGCCATACACAAGAGGCTGCACTACGCACAAAAGCAAGAGTTTCGGATGCTGGCTCGTGTGTTTTCTGAGTCGCTACCTCCGGTGTACCCGTATAACGTATATGGAGCGGAAGCTACTGTTAAGCAGTTGGATTTTGACGATCGTGTTGATGTAATCCCTGTTTCTGATCCGAACATCTTTTCTATGTCTCAAAGACTGGCCTTGGCACAAACTCAGTTACAGTTAGCTCAAGCCAGCCCTGAAATGCATAATATGTATGAGGCTTACCGCAGAATATACCAAGCCATTGGTGTTCATGACATAGATTCTTTGCTTCCAGCCCCTCCGGAGCCTCAACCTGTGGACCCCGCCATGGAAAACGCTGGCGCTATGGCGATGCAGCCTCCCAAGGCGTTTCCAAATCAAGATCATGACGCTCACATGACTTCTCACATAATATTTATGAAGACACCGATACCATCCAGCACACCACCCCTTTTTGGTATGTTGCAGGGTCATTTATGTGAGCATATAGCCTTAAAAGCCCGTGAAGAAGTTGGAAATCAGATGCAACAACAGCAACAACAGTTCATGGAAGTGCAGAATGCTATTCAAACGGGTCAAATAAGCCCTGATATGGCTCCACAGTTGCCCCAAATGGATGATCCGGAGGCCATGGTAGCTACGCTAATCGCACAATACACCGAAGAAGTGATGTCGGCTCTTATGCCACCGCCAGAGGGCGAAGTAGACCCCTTGGTTGAGCTTAGGTCTAAAGAGCTAGATATAAAGGCCGCCGACTTGGAGCGCAAGGCTGTTGAATTTGATCAGCGTCTGTTGTTTGACGTTGCGAAAGAGGACGCTAAAGAAGAATTGGCCGCAGACAAGATTGATTCTCAGGAAGATATTGCTCTGCTACGTGCCGAGGTTAACCGTGAGCGGATCAATCAAGGCACAGCCGGAAGAGGGAATTAGTATGGCTAAAAACATGACTCATTACCTGAAGGATGGAACCAAGCATCCTGGTGGGACACACAAGATGTCTAATGGGGATCTTCATACCGGATCTAAACACGGGCCTAAAAGCAAAAGGCTTTACCACTATGCGGAATTGCCTTCGGCTTCGGCAAAAAAGAAGGCTAGGAAGAGAGCATAATGTTTCACGTGAAACAATATGGCTATTAAAAGGCAGAGCCCCATACGCCGCACTACTAGCGGCAAAGGCGCCAACTATCGTAAGACCAGCAAGGGCGCTGGGATGACGAAGAAGGGTGTGGCTGCTCATCGCAAGGCTAATCCGGGGTCTAAGCTTAAAACAGCGGTTACGGGGAAAGTTAAAAAGGGAAGCGCGGCAGCGAAACGTAGAAAGTCCTATTGCGCTCGATCTGCCGGACAGATGAAAAAGTTTCCGAAGGCGGCTAAAGATCCAAACAGCCGTTTAAGACAGGCCAGAAAAAGGTGGAAATGCTAATGTCTTTAGTTGAGAATATAAATAAGCGTAAAAAGGCGGGAACATCTCGTCCTAAAAGTAAAAGCAGTGTCAGCCCTAAAGCGTATGCGAAGATGAAATCTGGATACAGGGGTGGCGGAATGACCAATCAGATGTCTGATCAAATGGGCATCTCTACGGAAAGAGCAGGTGGTCTTATGGATAGAGCAGAAATGATGAACGATATGGCTGGGTACAAAAAGGGCGGTTCAGTCTTGATTCTCAGTATGGGTTCTCTGAAGCCAATGATGCGAAACAAGGAAGAGCATTCGGAAGACAGCACCTTGATTCAGGGCACTGAGAGCCAGGTTCGCGGCCGTCACTTTAACAATAACGGCGGAAAGGGAACTTTCTGATGGACGAAGAAATTGATGTAATGTTTGGCCCAGACAAACGAACTCCTGAAGGTGGTGTTTCTGATTCCGAGGTTATCGATGCATTAGGAATTTCAATGTCAGATCCCACAGGAACTGAAACGGACAACTATGATCGTGAGTCGTCCGCAAGAGTTCTTAAAAAGGCCACGCCGGAGCAGAAAGCCATGGCTCGTGATGAGCTTGGTGTTCCAGAAGATATGAACATGGGCGGTATGGTCCGTGATGAATTAGGTTACATGCAAGGCGGCATGGGATACACTCCACGCGGCCCTATAAAATACTCTAAAGGAGGCGCGGCGAGAGGAAAGAAATACAGCGGTAGTTATTAATGGCAGACCCAACGACCTTTGCATATTCTTTGTTGAAGAGTATCCAAGGCCGCATAGAATTAACCCAGGACGCTATTCTACACGGTTCTCCGAAAGATATGGAATCGTACAAGCATCTCGTCGGAGAGCTTAACGGATTAGAGTTCGCAGAACAGGAGATTAAAGATCTCCTGCAATCTTCGGAGGAAGAATGACAAAAGCCTTGTATGTCCCCGACCATGTCGCGGAGACCGCTAAAGCCACGTCCAAAGCGTCTGTGGCTTATATTAATAAAAATGAAAAAGTTCTAGACCCTTCCTTAATTGATAAAGACCTTAAAGAACGCCTACCGCAGCCCACCGGATGGCGTCTTCTGGTTATGCCTTATATGGGAAAAGCTATGACGCAGGGTGGTGTTCACATCCCTGACGCCATTATAGACCGGGAGGCTCTTGCCACGGTCGTTGCTTATGTACTTCGGGTGGGGCCATTGGCCTATAAAGATGCTGCTAAGTTTGGAGATGCTTTAGATACATCTTGGTGTGCCGAAGGCGATTGGGTATGCATCGGACGCTACGCGGGCGCTCGCTTTAAGATTGAAGGCGGAGAAGTCCGTATAATTAACGATGACGAAGTTATCGCTACTATTTTAGAACCGGACGATATCAAGCACATTTGATCGTTTGGTCTTTTAGAAAGAAGAAAGAGACCATGGGGGATAAACCATGCCTAATGAACTAGAAGAAACCGCTGTTGATGTCGGTGACTCTGAAGAGACCTCTACAGATATAGATGTCTTGCCAGCGGAAACCGGAGAAGATCAAGAAACCGAAGTAAAATCCTCTGCCTCTAACGAGGAACTAGAGGAATACAGTTCTAATGTAAAAGGTAGGATTGATAATCTTACCAAACGTTTCAGAGAAGAGGAACGTCAAAAGCAAAGCGCCATAGAGTTTGCTGAAAATGTCCGTAGAGAGAATGATAATCTAAAGGACCGGTTGGGCAGTTTAGACAAAAGCTATATGGAACAGTTTGAGGGTAGGGTTGATTCACAACTAGAGTCCGCCAAAAAACTCTTACGAGACGCCCATGAGATGGGTGATGTCGATCAAATTGTTGAGGCACAAGAGGTTTTATCGGATCTTACTATTGAAAGATCACGGGTAAAGGTTGCGAAGGCTAACAAACAACCTGAAGCACCTGTACCCCAAGCACCTGTACCCCAAGCACCTGTACCCCAAGCCTCTGCGGACCCACGGGCAGAGAAGTGGGCAAGCAGTAATAAGTGGTTTGGTGAGGACGAAGTTATGACATATGCGGCTTTTGGGCTTCATAGACGTCTAATTGAGGACGAAGGCTTTGACCCGTCCTCAAATGATTACTACGATGAACTTGACAAACGGATGAGAGACGAGTTTCCACAGAAATTAGGATCTGGTCCCAAGTCTAACGGGGGGAGAAAGGTCGCGTCGGCCGAGTCTTCCAAATCCCGCAACAAGAGTGGACGAAAAACTGTGCGGTTATCAGCCTCACAAGTTGCTATTGCGAAGAGGCTTAATGTGCCTCTTGAAGAATATGCAAAATATGTGAGGGACTAGCCATGACTATTGAGAACACAACTCGCGAAAAGTCTACGAGAACGCCTAGAGCCAACCAAACTCGTGCAGGGCAAGCACGCAGAGAACCTTGGAAGCCCCCGTCCGTGTTGGACGCACCACCCCCTCCAGAGGGTTACAAACATCGATGGATTAGGTCTGAAGTAATGGGTTTTGATGACCGTAAAAACGTGGCGGCTCGCTCCCGTGAGGGTTGGGAACTGGTACGTGGTGAGGAATACCCAGATTTTGAGATTCCGACTGTTGATGATGGTAAACACGCTGGTGTCATAGGTGTTGGTGGTCTCTTGCTTGCAAGAGTTCCGGTTGAAATCGTTGAAGAACGTGATGCTTACTTTCGCAGCATGACAAACAACCAGATGCAGGCTGTTGATAATGATCTAGCTCGTGAGCAGCATCCGGTAATGCCGATCAATAAACCTGATCGACAATCTCGTGTAACTTTTGGAGGTCCTCAAAACGAGGACTAGGAGAAAATTAAATGGCTAATATTAATGGAAGTTTTGGCCTACGTCCCATCAGTAAGTTGGGCGGAGGTTCAAATTCCACTGGTCTTACCGGATATACTCCATATGAAATTGCCTCAGACAACACTGGCAAACTCTACCACGGACAGATAGTCGTACCCCTCGCTTCTGGGTATATCGACCATACGTCTAATGCCGCTGGTGGAACTGTTAGTGCTCTGGGTGTGTTTCAAGGATGTGAGTATGTCTCTAGTACCACTGGAAAACCCGTTTGGAGTAACTACTGGCCCGGATCTGGAGCAGACAGCAATCATCCGGTTAAAGCCTTTATCAATGACGACCCTAGTCAGTTGTATGTAGTTGCAACTGATGCTTCGTGGACAAGCAAGGCAACAGCACGCGCAAGTGTGTTTTTGAATGCTAGTACGTCTACAGGCATCACAGGCACCGATGCTACAGGTGTGTCTCTCGGTCGTTTGGCTATCAGTACTATGGCAACAACCAATAGTTTGACGTTACGAATTATGGGTTGGGTTGAGGATCCTTCTAGTGCGGATTTCGCAGCCGCCGGAATTGGCGCAATTGTTAGGTTGAACAACAGCTTTAATGCACCTACGGGTTCCATTGCTGCTGGTACTGTTTCAACTACTGGCGTATAGGAAAGGATTGAACAATGGCTATTAGCAGAGCACAACTAGCAAAAGAGCTAGAGCCGGGACTCAATGCCCTTTTCGGCCTTGAATACGCCCGATACGATGACGAAGCTGCGGAAATCTATGACACTGAATCTTCAGAACGTGCTTTTGAAGAAGAGGTTATGTTATCCGGCTTTGGGGCAGCGCCCGTAAAGCAGGAAGGTTCCGCAATTACCTTTGATGACGCCCAAGAGGCGTATACTGCACGGTATACGCATGAGACTATCGCGCTTGCTTTCTCCATTACGGAAGAAGCAATCGAGGATAATCTTTATGATCGTCTTGCCTCTCGCTACACGAAAGCTTTGGCACGTAGTATGGCCAACACCAAACAGGTGAAGGGTGCTGCTACGCTGAACAACGCTTTTGATAGTGGGTTCACAGGCGGTGATGGTAAGGAGCTTTGTGCTACAGACCATCCTCTTGTAAACAACGGTACGCTTCGTAACGAACCAGCCACAGCGGCTGATCTGAACGAGACAAGCCTTGAGAACGCTCTTATTGACATTGCAGCTTTTGTTGATGAGCGTGGACTTAAAGTTTCGGTTCGAGGACAGAAGTTGGTTATTCCTCCGAATCTTCAGTTTGTTGCGGATCGTCTTCTTGAGTCGACTCTTCGTCCAGGCACTGCCGATAACGATATTAACGCTACGCGGAACATGGGTATGCTCCCGCAGGGTTACACCGTTAATCACTATCTGACTGACACGGATGCATTCTTTATTAAAACAGATGCTCCTCGCGGCTTCGTTCACTTTGAGCGTATGCCGATGTCTACGAAGATGGAAGGTGACTTTGATACAGGCAATGTACGGTTCAAAGCCCGTGAGCGTTACAGCTACGGTTACTCTGACCCTCGTTGCGTGTACGGTTCTCCTGGCGCATAATATCAGGGGGAGAGGAAACTCTCCCCCTACTTATTTTCTGGGAATCACATAGCCCTAGCGACTGTCCCAGCAGACGCTTACGAAGACTCTAGGGTTAATCTCTCGTAAGGAGGAAGCCAGATGGCTAACACAACTTTTAACGGTGCCGTCCGTTCAGAAAACGGTTTTGAAGACATTAGTATTTCGGCAAGCACAGGCGCGGAAACTACCAACAGCACATATGGGGAAAACGCCTCAATTGGCGGTACTCTTGCTGTAACAGGTGCAATTTCTGGCACGTCAACACTTACTGCCAGACGCTCCGTCAACACAGATTTCAACGCAGCGGCGGCAAAAACAGAGACTTTGACGGCGGCTCAATCAGGAACTTTGTTTTTGATTAACGGTGCAGCGGCAAATATTGTTAACCTTCCCGCGTTGTCTACAGGCAACGTAGGTGTAACGTATGACTTTCAACTTACTGTGGCTGTCGGCGGAAGCGTAACAACTACATTCGTACTTCCAGGCAGTGCAGTATCTAATTTCCAAGGCATGATGTCACTGGTGGCGGGTACGGCGGCTAACGCCATTAGCGATGTTGCAGGCGATACATTGACGCTGCCAAACTCAACGGTAGCTAACGCCCGCATCTCGATGACCTGCGTTGTCGATGACGGAACCAACTCTACTTGGATGGCAACAGCCCTATCTACTCCTATTGCGACTATAACTTAATTTGTTTTGGGTGGGGGTTTAACCGCTCCCACCATTTCATAAGGAGGTCGACATGGCTGATGCTGTAACAAAAACTACCGTGGAAGACGGCCCTAAAAAAGCCATTATCTACTGTACAAACACAAGCGACGGATCCGGCGAATCTGCTGTTGTCAAAGTAGACGTATCCGCACTTTCGTCCTTGCAGGACGGAACGGCTTGTACGGGCGTTCGCATTGAGAAGATTAAGTTTTCTAATGTTGGGATGAGTGTCAAACTTCTTTGGGATGCTTCCACTGATGTTATTGCGGTAGAGCTTCCTGCGGATTATTCAGATACCTTGGATTATTCAGACATAAGTGGTCTTCCTAATGTTGCGGCTTCTGGCGGCAACACGGGAGACATTCAGCTTACGACTGTGGGACACGGTAGTGGAGACACGTACTCAATAGTCTTACACTGCTTGAAACAGTATTAGGTGAGTTGAATGGCAACTTCTGGATCGGTTGATTTTAATCTTGATATGGCGGAGATCACAGAAGAAGCCTTTGAGCGGTGCGGTCTTGAGTTTAGAACAGGTTACGATGCAAGAACCGCTCGTCGCTCATTAAATCTTCTTTTTGCGGAGTGGGCCAACAGGGGTCTAAATCTATGGACGGTGGAAGAAATCACGCAGTCCTTAGTTCAATACTCCTCATCATCTTCTATTGCCACGTATCCCATAGGAACTATAACGGCTACTGTAGGGGACTCAACCTACCTAGTTGTAGGAAGAACCATAACAGGTGGAACCAGTGGGTCTACCGCGAAAATTATTTCTAAACCCACATCCACGACTATAACTATAACAGTTCCAACCGGTCCTTTTAGCGCGGGCGAGGCCATTACAAGCAATGCTAGTGATGAATCCGGGGTTTCTACCACAATATCGTCCGATCCCAGCCTTTCAGACGCCCAAGCCGCCGTTGATGTCCTGGAGGTTGTAGTACGCCGAAGTGGCTCGGATGTTGGTATATCTAGAATAAGTCGTGGAAATTACCTAGATACTCCCGATAAAACGACGCAGGGTCGTCCTTCTCAGTTCTATATTAACCGCCAAATCACCCCAACAATAACGTTGTGGCCATCTCCTGAGAATTCTACCGACCAGCTTATCTATTACAGGGTGAAACGAATTCAAGATGCGGATTCCGGTGTTAACACTTCGGATATTCCGTTCA